TTATAATTTGGATCTACTTTTGCTTTTGCTTTCTTTGCTAGTAACTCATCAGCAGTTTTAGGTTTAACACCTGACTTTGCTGCTCTTCTTTCTCTTGCTGCTTTCCTTTGTGCTTCTCTTGGATCTAATCTTGCACTACCTCTCTCTTGTGTTGGTTGTTGTTCTCTACCTGCTGGTGATCTCTTTACATTACTTTGTCCTATATCTTTTCTATCTTTATATGTTTTTGCAGGTGCCATCTTACCACCACCTACTGCCTTCATTCTTCTCTTCTCTGCATCAGTTTGCTTTCTTTTTGGTGCTATTCTTCCACCCTCTCCAGTTTTCTTTATTTGTGAACGCCCCATTACATCCTTGTCATAAACTGCCTCACATAGAGACATAAATTCTAAGAATGACTTTTTCATTGGAAGATTAATTTGTTTCATATATTATTTATTTCTACCAAACATCAGGCAAGTTTAAATCCTCTACATATACTTTTAATTTTTCATTAGGATGAACATCTAATGTTTTTGACCAGTTGATATTAAAAGGATTAAAATCCTCTTGAACATCCAACTCTAATGTAACTCTGTACTTAGATTTGAGTTGGTCTTGAGCGTAACTAATTGACATGAGAAAACCCTGAGAGATTACCTTTTACCAGTATAAAGAAAATAATCCAAGTTGTCAAGAGATCCAATCAATAAAGTGACCATTGTAACATAATCATAACACTATATATGGTATCTCTGTACTACACTTGTAATAATTTATTTCTCAGGTCTAAAATTTTCTAAGTAAAATACTTTTGAATTAATTTGTTCTACATTTTTATACTCTGGGTGTTCCTGTGCAAAGGAATAATTTGTGTCCTCAATTAATTTATTTGTCAGTTTGCATAAAGCATCTAAGGTATCAGAATTAAATTCATCTAGCATTGTTCCTTCTCCAAATACTCTCTCCTTTACATAATCTAATGCTGCTAGATATGAATCTGTATTCTCTTCAAAGTTCTTTAGATACTTGATACTATCATCAGGGGAAAAGAAATCTGGTATTGGCATAAAACTGAATAATTTATTCTTTATTTTAGAATAAATTTTACTGAACGTCAAGAGGTCTGTGTTGTTGTGACTTGTATGCACCATAACTTAGTTCATCAGGGTCAGTATCATCTTGTTTACTAACTCTTTTCCTGATAAACTCTAACTCATGCCAATTTGATTCATAGCAACATAAACATACATGAATCCTTTTATGGAAAAATGTAGATAGATCACACTGTGGTCTAGGTTTAGTTGCAATCTCAATGGTTATGTAATTAGATGTTGCCACCCATTTATCTTTAATTCTCTTTGCATTATCATCTGGTTTACCTTTATAGTAAACCCACCCTTCATGTACCATGCCAAGTTCTGTTGTCCAACGAACATAGTCATTTACTTGAGGATCATACATTTCTTTGTTGCATCAATTGAATTAAATTTTTTAAATTTGTTATTTCTTTGTTTTTTTGATTTACCTTCTCTTCCAGATCCCTGACGTGCTTTTGAAGAGATGGAACCAAACTAAAGTTATCTGACATCGCTTTCTAAGTTAAGAATGAGGAGACAACCTTTGACTCTGCATTGCCTTCCACCTTATATTTATCTGATTTGGATATGTTACCCCTTAATTTACCATAGTATTCTAAGAAATTATCTTGATCTTCTGCAACAATTAGATCAAAACATTCTTCTTCTGTGCCTGCAATTACATTCCAGATTCCACCATATTCAGACTGAGGAAATGGTACAAAATGATCAACAATGTACAAGAATTTCATTTTCTCCTGTGATTTTTCTATTATAGTGACAGTATAGGATATCAGGTTTCTTTTGTCAATTCAGATGTTGAAAATAATATTCTACTCCAATGTTTATGTTTCTCATCTAGATCAGATATCTTATCTCCTAGACTTAATTGCTTTTCTATTAGTTCTATCTTTGCAATTGTTAATTCCTCAGAGTAAAACTTAATTGGTTGTTTTCCATGTAAATTATCGCCACTCATAAATCATCCTCCTTTACTAATTTGACTAATGAATTATCTCCATTTCTTTTATCATTTCTAGTTTTTGGAACTCTTCCTGTAGGTTGTAATAGATTTTATAAGATTCAGTTGTAACATAGTACCCAATAATCTTATTGCCATCACAAGAGTATCCATATCCTTTCACTTTTTCCCTTTTACCATCAATCATCATTGTCTTAGAACCATCTAAGTATGATTGATATTTTTGATCCAAAGGAATCATTGCTACCTCCAATAAGAACAATATCTTGATATTATAACATTATCTATAAAAAATTGACTATTCTTAATGTTGTCTTTAGAGTTCCTCAATATAACTTAATCAAATATGCCATCTAATGAGTCTAAATCACTACCATTTCTCCTTCTTTTGCTTAATATTTGTTCATCTACACCTTCGCCAACCTTTCCTAGTTGTTCATCTAATTTCTTCTCTTCCTTTAATGCTTTGACTATCTCATCATAATTCATTTGATGACCTCCCAGTTCTTATCAAACTCCTTATTCAACTCAAAAGAATACTTATCTGTAATAGAGGAAAGATAATAGGTATGCACATCCTCTTTAGTTACTCTACATGAGTGCAATCTGTTCATATAACAATCAAACTTCTCTTCTGCATCTGTGGATTTAGGTTTCACATAAATGAATTTCTGTTTAGTCAGTGCCATGATAATTTAAAGTAAAGCGAGATACACCTTGATTAAACTAGACAAAGCTAGTTAGGCTTTTCAAGATTTTAAGATGCCTGTATGTTAAGACAGGATAATTTATTAAAGAGAACTTTCTCCATAGTTGCTGCTTCCTCTTCACATTGAGGTAATCCTTTGACATGTTGATATACATGCCATAGTTCATGAACTAAGGTTGTGAGATAAGTCTTATAGTCAAGTTTGTTATGGATTTCAATAAGGAAAGTTCTAGGTTTTGATAGACTTCCCTCCACCATACACCACCCAAAGACACCATCACTCTCTAGGTTTTTACAAACCAAAGAAATATCTAAATGATGTCTAGGTAGATATTGACTCTGAAACCACCTTAAAACCCTCTCAGAGGTGCTTCTATGCTTGTCTCCTATGATACTAGTATAAAGCATGACGAATGATAATTTGTGTCAATCTAACACCCCAGTTCATAGCAACCATGAAACTTGAGATGAATATTAATTTTTCTGTACTAGTCAGTTGCATCACATATGTATGAACTGTCTTTATTCTAACTTATTTTCAGCACCTTGTCCATTTTATGTGACACTTATTTAAATGGTCTAGTAATTTACTCTGTAAATTATACAACCTCTCATATCTGCATTATTAACTACCCCTTCAATGCAGCAACCTCTGCTTCTAAAGTTTCAACTTTTTCAATTAGTTCTTTGACTGCCGCAGTTAATGTTGGAGTAAGACCAGCATAATCCATAGTCTGATAACCTTTACCTCTTTCATCTATATCTCCATCTTTTTCACCATCAACCAGAGTTGGTAAAACAGTTTGAATTTCATGAGCTAAGAATCCATTTTGAGTTGTAGTTGTATCAAGACCAGTGTTATTTTTAAAGTAAATTGGATTTAATAGTTTTACTTTAACAATACCATCAGTCATAGAACTAACATCTGTTTTTAATCTATAATCAGAAGTTTGTTGTATTGCAGTATTACCACTACCATTCACATATATACCACCCGCATAAGTGGTTGCATTATAGAAATCTATTACTTTTCCAGCATTACCCTTTCTAGTCAGTGTGACTGGTGGTGCATCTGTTTTTACAAATGTTGAGTCTCCTGAATATCTTAAAGAAACACCTTCAGTTTGATACCCACCAGTGGCTCCTGTTGAAGCTAGATTGGTTACTAATAATCCCCAAGTTGATGCTGGAATACGAACTTTTTCTACTAAATTATCACCACTATTAGTATGAAACTTCAATTCCCCATTCATTGCACCACCAGAGTTAGGAATATTCATTTCAATTCTTGCACCTGTATTTCCACTAACTGATGCTGATTGCCCTACTCCAAAATTAAGTTTACAGTGATTACCCTGTGAGTGCTGCGTTGAAAATAAATTT